TTCAGCTAAATGAATAAGCCTATTCAACCCATGTCGAATTATGTCAAATAATATACATAAGCATATCATGATGACACAGGGACCAATCAATTCTGTGTAGTACATAGATGAGATGTATCGTTAAAATACCGTTCAATGTATTTTTGTTTTGCAACAGGGTAAGGTACTGCCACAATACTTGCCAAATGACTTCGTAAATCTAAATCTTCACATTTACTAAGTTTGTATCGGAAAGTATTGTAATAGCCTTCACCATGCAATACAGCTTCGAATAGAGATTGCTCTACTAAATTATACCATATTACACGTTCAGAGTTTTCAATTTGAGTCCACACGAATGGAGACTCTATTGATCTCTGTAATAGAGGAGCAGTAATTAAACCTTCCCACTCTATTAGTCCTCTTTTGAGGAATTGGGCTTGATCAATGGGACAGAACTTTCGTTCTACACCATCTTTAGCTCCGGGCGTTATTTCATGCCCTATTGAACTCATGACTTCCTTTGCAGTTAAATAATTATACTTTTCAGCATAAGTATTTGAGACTGATTCAACTTTGTCATCGCCGAAGGCAACTCCACGAACATTTGATCTGAAGTGACTCAAATCACAATTTCCTGTTGTTTTAATCCACGTATAAAACGATAATAGATCGTTACAAATACAATTTATCACTGTGGTTAGATATTCTCCACTTTTATTTCCCCTTTCGGTTTGATAAACTGTATCATAATCAACTACTATTGTTTTAATAGCTTCTTCCTCCAAGACGGATCTTGCTGTATCCCAAAAATCTGGCGCATTCTTCTGAATTACTGCACGTACAATTTTAAATGCTGCGTGCATCAATTCACTATGAAGATGTTTATCATAGTTTGAAAAATCCATGTCAAAAACATTGGGATGGGCATTAAGATGCTCATAAATGGCCTTCCACTGCAATGAGTGAGGATTCACTCCAATTGCATGGTTTAATTTTAGGAAGGCTTTTGAATAAGCTTCTTTAAAATTGCCAAATAAGGCTGCATCACAAATCACTTTTTCTACAGGTATACAATGAAAAACTCGCGTTTTACCATTTTCTACTGCGGAAATCTTGATTAGTGCATCTTTTAACTTAGAGTTGCTCAGAGAAATCATTCGCTCTCCTTGTTTAGCAGCTTCTAGTTTAGCAATTATCCGATTTTTCAATCGAATGCCATTCTTATCGTCGCGGAAAGATATTATTCCATCGACATTTTGCAAGAAGTCACTCTTCTTAGAACACCCTGGGAGTTCATTCCAGGGAATTCCACAAGCTTTATCTAGCTCCATTCCTGTACAGAAAACGTTTTCACGATCTCCATTCAGGCCGAGGTCGATAACATCATCAATAAGTGATGTTGTTCGCTTTATATGGCCAATTTTCATCGCCATTTCATCTATAAATTGAGTTACGCAGATGTTAAGCGTTTCTAAATCCATAGATGGTAGTTCTTTACACATAACACCATTAGGTATTAAAAGTAAGCTCTTATCTCCATTTCCATTTTCTGGAATAGAAATTTTAATTCGTCTGTCATTACCATCAAGAGGGCCAGGTTGTAATTGTTCCTCAAATTGATTATGAAAAGATGAATATCTCCAATGAGCTAGACTCCTAGTACCTGCTGGTTTAGTTTTGAACTTATACTTACCTAAATAAGTACACGCAGGACCTTCAGGAAGGTCTGTTGGGTGTCCTAAGACTATGAGTTTACTCCAAGGATCTTCTTCAAATCCATGTTCTAAAAACATTAGTAAATCTTCTTTTCTAAGAATAGAAGCATACCAATGCAATGGAGTACCCCCACTATGAAAGCCGATTATCTTGGACAAATATCTATCACTATATGACAGAATAAGTCCTCCACAATCACCTTTGCGAGCTAAATCTAAATTCAAATTTAACTCTGAGATTTGGATGTATTCTCGTAACTCAGGAAAGGTTTCGCCAGAACGTACTATATTGTACTGTTCGACACCTTTCACATGTACTCTCCCTTTGGAAAAACCACTTATTGTTGGTAAGTGGCATAAACAAGTTTGATCATCTACCAATCTTCTCCAGTTCGTTTCATCACATAAATGCGATTCTATCGATCTGAATCTATCTGGCATAGATGACATTAACTTGGGTAATAATTTTATTCCCCGGGAAAGTAACACTTGCATCAAACGTTTTTTAGGCACAATGCGAGCTACTCCTAAGTCTCTAACGAGATCCGTCTTTTCGACAATGCAGATTTGATAACCGTCAATTACTTTTCGGTGTTCCCATCTCCAGAAGCGAACAAATTCACCAACACTATAGTTATGAGCATTAAATATGATCATATCTAGATGTCCGATACCATGAGTAGTTTTACCTACTCTAGTGGTATCTAGATCATCTATATCAACACGTGACATATAGACTTGATGATTATCAATGAGGGATCTCATTAGAGCCATAGTTTCATCACTACCATGTTGAGTGAAACAATCCTCGATTGTTGTCGAGTCTTTCTTCTTAAGACCTTTTATGTCCTCAGCAATATCATTTAAGCTTTTCAGCTCTTTCAATATAAAACGACGTGGTAGACCTTGAATAGTCGTCGTCAGGCCTACCAGATTCAGTTTTACATGATAGATATCGTCTATTTGACGTATTATGATATCACCTTGCCAATCTAAGATCTGAAGTTGTTTCAAATTAAGAAGATAATCCTTATTTTGAGTAAGAATCTCTTCTTTTGTTCCTAAGAGATTATAACGTATTTCTACACCATAACCATCTAGGTTTCCAATTACAGTTCGCACTTTCCGAATATGTTTCAATTCGGACTTTTGACACACGAAATCTTCTGCATCTTCGAAACTCACTGCAATATGAGTGTTTCTACTTCGAATAAATTCAAAGTGTTTTGTATCGGGATCTTCTTCTAATTCATCGATACAATATCCTAATGGCTTATCACCATAAAAGGACTGTAGATCATTACAAGCTCCAATTTTTGCCCATTGCTGGGAATTAACAGTAGCTAAACAATCTTCTTGTGTGCAGCTTACACTACACTCTAATCCTTCTGAGGACCGTTGTACGAAGTGTTTCACTTGCATACTTTGTTGTTTGGCTCTCTGTTGTTGCTTCATCTTCTTTCCACCTTTGCCAATCTCATTCTTTGATTCATGCTGTTCGAACGGTTGTTCTTTTGGTGTGATTATCAATTTTATTAATCGATAAGCAGCATAAATCAAAATGGATGTTATTGATATTACTATAACTTCAGACAATAAATTTGTCGTAAGATTAGCAATATCTTGCCAATAACCAGCAACATCAACTCCAAAGTATTCTAACAACTGCAACATCATGTTGGTCATGCCTGTCGCTAATCGCGTAGCAACTTGTTCAAAATACTCAAAAGTTTTCGCTACCAGGTACACTGGTGCGCTAAACAATCCAGTTACGTTTGTTAAGACACCTCGCATAGATCTTTCGTTACTCCAAAAAGGAGTAATTCCATTTCTATACCACATGTCTGAAAACGCACGTAAATAAATTGTTTGCGCCGCCGCTGGACCTAGTACTGTTCCGATGGGAAATAGTAAGTGTTGACTTGCTATTGGACAAACGAATTTAGCCAAAGACCTACGACCGGCTGGATCAAACAGATAGTAAGCTAAACGCTTTTTCCAAACCTTTTCTTGCCTCCTCCAAAAACCTAAGAAGTAATCTTCTAATTGATCTTTTAGATCAGGCGAGTTAAGATAGAGAACTCTACCCATTTCTATGGTTGGTCCCCAAAGATACTCAGTATCAAAATTGTCTTGACACTTTAAGATTCGCTGTTTAAAGAACTCTCGTTCAAAATCAGGAAAATCATCTTCAGGAATCATCCATGCTCCTAGAGTAGATAAGAAGTCATATAAACCATCATCTGATCTATAATTATTTCTGTCTACTCTAATCTTCTTATCCATCTCTCCCAAATTCTGAGGTACTCTGGCTAGATAATTTATCCAATCACCACATGAATCAATCGAATCACAATGTTGTTGATTTGTGGCTCGATTGAAATCGACAACTACTTTCTCAAGCAGTTTATCAATCTTCTGTAGTGAATTAGCTGTCCCGGCTGTTTTCACAGCTGGTATTCTCGTTCCTATAACAGTATCAGAAGACATTTGTTCTACTTCCACAATCCCTTCGTCTACAGTTTCTTCAACTGGTTCTTCGGGAATATGTTCATATACTGCTTCTTCACTATGATATCCGTCTGGAATTTCTCCAAATATATCATCCGCATCTTCTTCAGATATGGTTTCTAGAGCTTGTTGCTCAATATCAGGACCTCCATTTTGTACGAGAGGCTGCGATTGCATAGTTTCTTTACGTAAATTGAAAAACGTCATATTGCTAATCATTCGTTCTACTATCTGATTAACCATATCGTCTAACTTACACGTTGGGAACTTGTGAGCACTTGTTGCTTGCTTTCCTCGTACGGTTACACGAGTTGGCATTTCGCTTACGAAATCAACCATTGAGGCATGTTC